CTAAAGTGCCAAATAGCAGCCTGATGTTTATCATTTACAGGTATATAAGCTTTAAGTAGTAATTTATTATCTACACTTTTTGGTGTAATAGTAACTCTAAGCCCCTCATTCACCTCTGCAAAATCTGTAGCACCGAAAGTAGTATTTTCAGTCCATCTAGTATGCTGCATCTGAATTATACCAGAAGTAGAACCACTAGAGTTATCATCTCCACTTCCTAGTCCTTCTTGCATCTTAGCAAGGTTAGCAAAAGTCCTAGTTTCTACCTCACCTTCTTCATTAATAACATCTATACTAATATCAGCAGGGTCCCCTGAACTAAAATCATTTAAAAAACTTAATATAGCCGAGCTATTCTCAACTAACCTTTGTACCTCTGTCATTATTTTACTCCTAAACTTAATCTATTAAAATTTTCTAATAATTTTAACAATTTATTTCCCATAAAAGCATCATGCTCATCTAATATAGCATCAATATTAATTGAGCTAAAAGAGCTCGATGGTCTTAAATCTAATTGGTAACTCATGGCTTATCCCTTATTATCGTGATAATAGCTTTACCAGGACTTAGTATTTTACAATCTGTTTTTACAAATACAGGCTCTGGTGATATAAAAGCTACATTACCATCTAAAATAATTCCCTCACTTGTACTGTCTTCACCTATTTTTACAACTATAGGATTCTGTCGAACCATAACTATAGCTAAATAGGTACCATCAGCCAATAGAGGCACCTCAACCCATTCATCATGAGGAATCTCAAAATCTTCCATAACCATTGCCATTAAAAACTCCTAATCACTAGCTACGAATATTTAAAATTTCGTCTAAAATATATTTTAAATATCCAGTATCCAAATCCTCAAAATATACCTGCAGCCTATAAGACCCTGGTATCAAAACTTTAGTTTGTTCACTTCTTATAGCTAACTGAAATACTCTACCATTTACAGGTAATTCTTCTTGATATATTACATCGGAATTTTTACTCAATTTATAGCTAACTCGTTGTTTATCTGTAGGAGGGTCTCCTAGTTTCTCAAATTTTTTAAATATTGACTCACCTGCTATTAATTGCATTTTAATTCCTTATCTCAAATTCTATAATTTCCTCATAAATTTCAAAATTATGTGAATCTATAGAAATACTAAATTCTAGTTCTTGGTCGATTATAATAAATTTCTCAGTATCTACAATAGATATTCCGCCTAATCCACCAGTAATTAAACTCATTTTTTAACCCTTTTATAAACGCTGGTTGTAGTAGGATTACCTAAAGAGTCAAGAAGGTCATAAATTTCTAATATTTCATTATTACCATCATATATTATCATTTGATTATTTTTAACTTCCCAGTTATTTGTACTGTAAGCTATTAAATAATCTATTTTATTCATTAACAATTCTATGGTATCTACTAAGTATTTATTAGTTAATTTTAAAACCTCTATTTCCTCTTTAATAGTCATTGTAATCCTCCTACAAGTATGTTCTATTCTACTTTAAACTCATTACCATCTTCATCAGTAATAGTGAAGCTTAAAAGTGGTCTAGAATATGATACTAACATACTAATTTTAAAACTGTTTGAACTAGCATCAAATGGAACTGCATCTTCTACGAAACAAGCCCTATCATAAGCAACAACTTTAGCTGTATTTTCGTTTACTTTAGTAAAACCTGTGCTAGTTAGTAAAGCTCCTTTATCATCTACAGAACCCATAAACTTATAGTCATCTACAGATGAGAAACCGAAGTTAGATAAGTCAACTATCAATTCACCCGTATCACTATCAAAAGTTCCTTCTATTGCTACAGATAAATCACCACCAGCGTTCCAAGACTCTCCTAATAAAACTAAAGCATCAAACACATCATTAGCTGTACCTGATTGTGAAAATATATTAGCTAATGTTTCTATTTGAACTAATACTTCATTTACATTAATTGATTTCTCTCTGGAAACTGTAGTATCAGCTGGCACATCTTCAACTAAACCACTTGTTAATGTAAGGTCATTACCAGAGATGCTATCAATAGTGTATTCCTCATCCAAGATGATAATTACATCTCCAGCTTTAAACCCTAAAGAGTCGTTTAAAGTGATTACTGTGTCATCTTTGGCTGCATCTGCTGCTATTTTATCTGTGATTGTTGATAATACAGCTAGAGAGTCTTTAAGACTATTTATCTCAGCTAATACATCATCATTTAATGAGTTATGACCTGCTAATAATTCCTCAATTCTATCTTGAGCATTAGCAACACTAGCTTTAGTAAATGGACTTGTTGACCTTGGCGTCAATGTCACCTTTGTTCCTAAACCCATAATTTATCCTTGTAATAATATAATATTGTTCTACACTCTAAGTGTACACATCAGACTTTGCCTTCCACCCACCCTAATACTTATTAAACTAACTTAAAATTTTTTATTAACTTAGTTGCAGTCTCTAAATCTTTGGCTACTATTAATTTTTTAACTAAAAATCTAAAAGTTTCTATCTTCATAATATTATATTTAATATTATCAAGATGCTCATTATGCTTTTTCTTGATAAGACTTCTTAACTCATCAACCGTTAAACCTCTATGTTTAGCTTCATCAGCCAAAGCATCTTTAGCTTTCTTAGAGGTACTCTTAGCTAACTCATATTTCATTTCGTATCGTTCATACTGTTCTAGTGTGATACGAATACCATCTACAATATATTTAAGTTCTCTAGTTTTATCGTCGCAAAGCTTCTCTAAGGAACTATAGGCTTTTTTAAGTTCCTTAGCTTCCTTTCTTTCTTGCATTTCAGCTTCTACATCCTTAGGTGTCTTATCAAATACACCAAATGTTTTAAAGCTTTCATACTCATCTGTTGTTATTTCTATTAATCCTGGCTTTATTATCTCTTGCTTTACATTATCATTATAAGCAAATATATTATTATTATTATCTTTGAAATATCTCATTTCCTAACCTTTATTTTAGTTCGAACCAAGCAGTAACCTTAGTCCCATCGTCACTAGAAGTAGTAGCTTTATATGTACTACCATTAGGTACTATTCCTCCTACTGTAAAACTAACTGAAGCCCCTATACTGTTTGCACCCTTATAATCAACACGAACATCGTCAATATAGAAGTAACTATGGAAATAGTTTGGGCTACCTCCATCATCACCTAGAGTAGCTTTTACAAATATTGGTTTTCCTGTATCATTAGTATAAACTGTATCTAAAGCTCTATTAGTAGTTTCATCAACCCAGCTATAGCCATCACCACCAATTCCTAGGAGATTTTTAGGTGTTCCACTTACTTGTTCTACATTACTTCCAGCTAAAGGTGTTGTAGTTACTAATTGCTGTTTACTTAAAGCTTCGTCATCATTAACTGCATCAGCAACCTTTAAAGTACCTCCAGTTCCTCTAAGAGCTATAGTATCTTCAGTAGCTGCAGTATCGCTAACCTTCTGAGGCTCACTTGTAGCAAAATATATAGCACCTATATTAGCATTTGATTTTAACACTACCGCTAATGCTTGGTAATCCCCTGATGTAGGCTTAACATCTGTAAAACCTCCTGCACCGTTACTATATAGTATAGTATTCTCAGTCCAAGCTGAAGTATCCATACTCTCAATATTGCCATTATGAACTATTTTACCAAAACTACCATTAGCTATAGAGCATTCAGATACACCAAAAGCAACATCTGAAGCAGCAGAAATCTTAGCAACCTCTACAGCATCTTCACCAGAGTTATAACCTGTAATTTTAACTACATCACCTTTAACTAAGTCTTCAGTAGCTTTAATTTTATAGTGAATATGATTAGCACCTACAAAGTTAGTAACATCATTCATAGTTTTATTTTTAAAATTAATGGTATTATATCTACCAACGCCTATTAAATCTGAAATATTACTCATTATAAATCCTTATTTTATTTACCCCAAAGTGACCCAACAGACATATTACCATAGCCTCCAGGACTATAAATTGTAATAGAAGTAAAATCACTTGATACACTTTTCACAAAACCATCTTTTGAAACAGTGGCTGATACAAAATAATAACCACTAGGTGCTGAAAGAGTATTGTCAGAATCTACAGAGTCATCACGTCTAAATGTAAATTCTGTATAACCTCCACCAGCATTCTCAACTGCATTATCTATATAAGTCTTAACGCTTTGTTGAGTAGGATATTTTGTATCACTATCACTAACCATATCATCCTCATCAATCATATTAGCTATAAGTTGATAATCTGAACTATCTTTACCATCTAGTTTATCAGCATCTATTTTCTTTATTAATAAACCCATTATGATATCTCCAAATAACTAAGAACAACATCTACAGAATAGTCACTAGATACCTTAACCTTTTGAGTATCGGCAATAACAAGTTTTTGCTCTCCTCCAATAACTATAAGGCTATTATTAATAGGCACAGACCCATCTTTTACAATAGATACAGCATTACTGCCATCATTATCCGTAAGGTTTACAGTAACTTTAGCATCATTAGTATCTGTATTTGCTATTGATAAGCCTATAACTATTGATTGCCCAGAGCCTGTAATAATATCAGTCTCAGATGTTATCCCTGCAACCTTACTATTTTTATAAGTGTTTGCCATTTTATCTCCTTAACTTAAAGCTACTATTGACACTTCAATATCATCTTTAATATTATTTATTTCTAATTTATTATAAACATTAGCTACATCAAAGATACCGAAAGCTTGAATATAAATAATATCATCTTCTTCAGCTGGCACATTTAAAACCACACTAGTACCATCATTAGCAGTATATTCATCTTTACCTAAAAGTAGTCCTTGTCTATAGACATCTACATAACCTGGAGTATAACCACCATCCATATTAAATACAGTCTGCTCAGCCTCTGCAATAAATTGCCTACTTTGAACAACACCTTCAAAAATATTTCCCATTTGAACCCAGATACCGTCACTAGAATATTGCATTAATTTACTACTTGTGGTATCAAACCATAAATGACCAATACTAGGGTTTTCTGGTGCTACAGGGCCTACTTTATAAGTTTCAGAATATCTATTTATATCTTCCAGATTATTTACTATAGTATTTAAGGTTTCTATATTTTCATTAAAACTAACTATAGCTGTTTTTAAACCTGCTAAGATATTTACATTTTCTATAAAACCCATAGATTCTCCTTATTCTTACTAGGAATTTCATCACTTAGCCCTATCTTACCTAAAAATTCATCTGTTTTTGCTATGGCTTCAGATGTTAAAATCCCTGCTTCAAAAGCTTGAAAATCATTCATAAATCTAGAAAAGATAGCAGTATCCATCTTCTTATTACCTTGCAATCTGTATATAATTTCATTATTCACCTGTAATAAATCTATGCCTTTAGTATCATCTTTATGATAAGTATATAAAGGCTCAGTTCCTGACCTGCCTCTAGGCTCAAATAAAAATACTTCCATTATACAAATCCTTGATATGTACAAGTAAGAGGTCCACCAATAAAGCACTTACTACTCTCAGCTAATAATCTCTTAACCTCATCATCATACATCTTAGCATACCTATTACCAACATTAATATCTTGAGCATCAAAGTCTCTACCTAGTGCTCTTGATACCACATAATAGAATAATCCTAAGTCATAACTAACCCCTAATGAAAGTTCATCATCAGTAGTAGTCACAGGTGTAGGATTAGCCAAATATATAACATCTATTGATGGTAAATCTTCAGTCGCTGTAGCTGTACTGGGATTTTCTGGTACTGGAGATATTTTAATACTACCTCTATTCATATTATCATAAATAGCATAAACAGGAGTACCTTTAGTAGTTCTCCAATTCTCATCTACACCCTCTATGTAATTCATAGTAACGAGTTTTAAAGCTTTATTATCATAAGATACTCTTCTTAATAGTCTAAAATCATCTGGAAGTATATAAGTATTTTTATTCTCCTCTGTAGTTAAAGTAATAGATTTATATAAACAATTAGTTTTATAAACTATGTCATCCTGTGCATCACTAATAAGACCTATAAGATTCTCATCTGACCACCTAGTTTTATCTAAATCTGCGAGCTCTCTTCTAACTTTACCTAAAATTTTCTCTATTCTAGTCATTGTCTATCCTTTATGAATGGCTTAGACTATCTAAGCCATCATAAATTAGTCTGTATATTGACCGTTAGTTAACTCAGTCTCAATATACTCAACAACTATTTTAATTCTACCTGCATCATCTGGAGCATCATCACCAGCAACTACTGTTACTACTCCACCTGTAGCAAAATACGCCTCAGTTTGTGTACCTTTTTGTACTCCTGTAACACCTACAACTACCTCATCAGCAACTACAGTTGAACCTACTTTAATATCTACTGTATCAGTAGCAGTTCCAGAAGCTGTTAGTACTACAGCATAAGCCCTAGTAACTAATGATGCTTCAGGAAGTGTGAATAATGTTTCATCCATATTCTCAGAAGTAGCTATAATATCAGAAGCATAAGCACTAATAATTTTCTTTTGGTTATTTTTACCTTCAAATCTTAAATCTGCCATTTCTTACTCCTTATTATAGTGTTACATCTATGAAGATTGTACCGTAGTTATATCCAGCAACTTTACCCATTTTATAATCGTCATTTTCAGCGATTAATTTAGTTGATTTTGCTGCACACCAAGTTTCCAAACAAGACTCTGAGAATTTACCGAAGTCAGTTTCTTCATATTTATAGTCAGGCATCATACCGTTAGCTTTCATAAATGCTCCAGCACCTAGAACTACACCTCTTGAAATTGTTGGAGTACCGAAATCTTTTTCACCAGTCCATTTACCGTTATCATCTTTTTGTCTTAACCCTGCAACTTCAACACCTGTATTCTCATAGTTATAATAACCATTAGTTAAGATATCACCTTCAGTTTCACCGAAGAATGTTTGAGCTTCAACGAATACAAACGAACCAATTTTACCTAAAACACCTTTAAGTAATCTATTATCATTACCTCTAAGGTCAGCATTTTGTAATACATTTCCAGCATTTTTAATGAACTTAGCTTTAATAGCTACATCAATAACAAATAGCCATACAGGCTCACCGTTTGCAAGTTTAAATGGTTTAAGTGGAAGTCTTTTTGTAATTCCTGTTGGAGTAACATCAAATCCAGTACCTGTTTTAACTAATTTTTCAATAGTTAAAATACCATCTAAATCGAAAGTATGTGCTGCATCACTACCATCAAATTTATAACCAAATTCTGCACCTTGTTGAGCTAAATCAAAGAATGCTTGGTCTTCACTTCTAACCCATAAATCTGCAAGTTTACTTCTTGAGTCTGAGTGTTCATTAATTGATAAGTCACCAATATTTACACCATCAAATTTAGTACCATTATCAACTACATATCTATAATCTGCAACTGTTAATTTATCACTAAATTTCTTCTTTTGCTCACCTTTACCTTTTGCTGTAGTATTACCTTTAACTGGTCTACCGCTTAAATTACCATCAAAATCAAATACTACTGTATGTCCCTTATTTGCACTAATATCATTCTCAACCATAATAATTGAGTCTAAAGTTTTACCTTTATAAGGTGCCCAGAAACTAGTAGCTGCTTTTTGAATAAGTCCCTCAGACATCCAAGATTTTCTAACTAAATCTGAGTTAATGTCAACTTTACCTGTTCCATTTACTGCCATATTCTATCCTTTATTTAATTATTGATATTCCTTAGAATACCAAGTTTTTATAATCTTTAACTATATCTTTTTTTACCGCTATATCAGATGGTTTATCATCTCCACCAGTACTACTTAAGTTTGGCTGGTCAAGAGTTGAATTACCATCACCTATAACTTTTGGAGTTTTTAAGTAACTAGCAACTTCATTTAAGAAGTCTTCGAAACTAATTTCTCCATTATCAAGTTTCTTAGTTATCCTAGGAGGAACATCATAAGCTATAACTTCATCGTTAATAACTATATCTGGATGGCTTGCCTGGAAGTCCCTTAAAACTTGTTGTCTGTGTTCTAACTCTGCTGCCTTTCTAGCTTCTTGTGAAGCTTCATCTAGCATTTCTCTATGTTTTCTCTGTGCTTCTTGTTCTAGTGAGTTCATCTTAGCTCTCCAAGCATCAGGGTCAGAATACTTCAAATCATCCAACTCAGCTTTCGTAGCACTATCTAATTCAACCTTCGGCTGTGTAAGCTTCTCTAAAGCTTCTAATTTAGCTTTTATAGCCTTAAGCTCTTGTTGAGACTTAGTATATGCTCCTTGCGTGTCCTTAAATCTCTTTTCCCAATTTATTTGTTCTTGAGATTTGTCTTGACTACTCTGAGTTTTGTTATCAGAGGTAGCATCTACATCGTGTAATGGATTACCTTTTCCCATAACTTTTCCTTTCAAATTTTATAATAACTATTATATCATATATAAGTTTAAAGTTTGTTTAAACATCATAAAAATTATTAATAAATTTACGATTTTGAGTCATATCCCTAACATATATATCACTTATAGGTCGTTTCTTATCACCCATTGCCATATATCTAATCATATCAGCCGCGTGAGAATGTTCATCATGCACTGGTGAGTCGAGATATACATCATATTTCTGGTCGTATTTCTTCCTATAGTTCTGTATAGCCTTTAATATTTCCTCACAATCCTTATTTATACTAATTGTTTTGAGGAATTGTCTCGTTGCTTCTATACCATCAACTAGTTTATGTTTCTTAACTAGTACTGGTTGAAACCCTAGCTCTTTCATAGCATCCCATCGAGTCTTATCAGCTATTAACTCTTTAACCTTTACATCGTGTGGTACATATGTTTTACCATGCACCCAACCATACTTCTTACTTAGTGCCTCAAACACCTCTCTATAATGTTGAAGTCCATATCCAGAGTTAAGATACTCACCTATTATTTCTATATGCCCATCAGGATGCTTCTGGAAAAACCCTACTGCAAATGTATCATTCATACCTAAGTCGAATGCAGAATGTACCTTCAAGTTAGGGTCATAATTATCACTAACTAGTTTTAATGCCTTAAACTCATGAGCATAA